GTTATCGGAGAGCACGTTGCAATAGTAAATTATGGGAGTCAGACTTTTTATTTCTCTCCTGCGAATATAAAAAATAGTGTTAATAATAATGCTGAGATTGGCATGAATCGTGTTGCTGTGAGAGGTGCCAATCTAGATGCATCAAAAATAGAGGCAAAATTACAAGGATTCATGCCAAATGCATTTCCAAGACCTATTGAACAGAATGCTGGAGATTTTGTAATTAATGGAAGGATGGATCAGTCAATTAGAATTGGTAAGGTGGGCACTGATAATGATGAGTCATGTATTAAGATCGTTGTTGCTCAAAAGGAAAAACGAAAAGAAAGCATAAATAAACCACGAAAAGAAAATATTTTGAAAGATGTATCCTCGTTCTATATGTCAAGAGTGGAAGACATTAATTTGGCAATTGCACCGCAGGCCGGTGAGTTAACACCCGGCATGATAGAGGGCCCACGTGGGCAAATTGTATTAGATTCAAGTAAGATCACTATAAATGCCAAAGCTACTGGATCGGGCAACAATGTTAATATTTTTGCAGGCGATAAGGTAAATATCGTAAGTAAAAATACAGCACATTTAATAGGATCAACAGTTGTCCTGGGAGGTGATGATGTTGCAGCTCCGTCGATGGAAGCTTGCGTAATGGGGAATCAGTTAGTAAAATTATTAGCAGAATGGGCAATACAATTTCAGACTTTAGGACTTAATTTACAGTCAGCAGTAGGCATAGGAAATGCAGGCGCGCCTACTCCTGTGCCAGCAATGTCTGCTGGAGGAGCTGGATTTCATGGTGCATTTACAAAGCAAACAGAGTCTGATATAGCTAGCAAGATATTAAGTAAAAATGTTTTTCTGTCACGTCAAAAATTGACAGGTCTATAAAATGCCACATGTTGAACATTATTGTAAGTATGTAACTTCTGATAGGCGGAATCTTCCTCCCGGCGCGCAGCTGATGGTGGGTGATAGTATTATTGAAGGTTGGGCAGTTAAAATTTCAGATGAAGAATATAGTCAGACAAAATCAAGTGCAGAATTAGCAAAAGATGCTGTTGCTGCAGAAATATTTGGCTATTCAGAAGATGCACTTACAAGTGGCGTGCCAGCATGGCCAATTGGATCAAAAATGCATGTAGGGGATTTTATTACGGAGCCGGGTTTTGTTGCTGGTGATGATGGTGCTGTTGTTTACCATGCAGGTTATGGTGGTGATATGCGTGCTTACGCTCCTGGGACTGAGTTAAAAGTAGGTGACCTTGTTATAAATGGGTCTGTTATTGATCCGAATGGAAATACTATTTTTGCACCTGTGTCAATTGATGATGAGGGTCATACGACAGGGGCTGATGGTGCCGCTGTTGCAGTAGGAGGAGCGGCAGGCGATGACGAATATTGTAGTTTACAAGAGCTGGCAGGTAGACCAGAAGGAACAACTACATTCGAAACATTTGATAGTGCCTTAGAACTAGATTGGGAAATACCCGGACTAGATTGGTCTTGGTGGGCAAAGATATTAGAAAAAATTAATATGATTAATAATGTAGGCCAACAATTTTTAGCTAAAACTAATGGTTTGATATCAAGAATGGAAGTAGATCCTGAAAAAGCTTGCGCTTTAATGCCACAGGTTGAAAAACTCTTAGCATTGATCAATAAGATGTATGCAATAATGGCAAGGATACAGAAGGTAATAGATAGGATCTACAAAATTTATAAGAAAATTTTAAAAATTTGGAAGATAATCTCGAAATTTAATCCTGTTGCTGCAGTAATGGAGGCAGTCATGATGATGCTTCAGATTATAAATGGGATGGAAATTATGTTAAAAGAGGCAGCAAAAAATTTAATGAATACGACAAAGCTTATGAGTCAATTGATAGCACTGTTACAAAAAATTATTGCTCAGTGTGCAGTAAATAGAGGCGCAGATGCAGGCTTAAGTGCTGAGGAGTGTGAAAAGCTTGGTGGAATATTAGTTGATAGAAAAGTTGGAGACTTAGGAGACTATACGGGCAATATGGCTGAAGATGACATCTTTAAAATGTGGGGTGATGTGGACGATGGTGGTGATGAAGAGGATTTACTAGTCGATACTGTGGAAGGAGATTTAGATGCGGGTTTATTAGATCTTCATGAATGTTTAACTGAGCTTGATGATTTGGACAAGATAGATTCTTGGACTTAAAATATTTATAAAACAAAGAGGCAACGTAATGAGCAAAAATACATCAAAAATAGTCAATGCAATTCATAATCTAATTAGAGAAGAAGTGCAAAAACAACTTGACGAAAAATTAAAAAATATTAATTATTCTGAAGCAAGTGCAGCAGAATTTTATACTGGACCTGAGCCAGAGAAGATGAAAACATTCTCTAAGGATCCAACTATAAATAAGCTTTTGAATGAAACGAAAGGTGGCATTTCTCAAGATGGAGGTTATTCTACAATGGGAGGTGGCGCATACACTACAAATAGGATGGCAGAATTAACTGGTGGGAAACCTAACTCTGTTAATCAGGCTAGTATGGACGATATGCCAGATTTTTTAAAAAAAGCAATGAGTGGTCATTCTGCAAAAGTAGTAAAAGCAATGGAGGAGAAGAATGGGACTAGACGTTCGTAAGCTTATAAGAAATTTAGCAAATATCGCAAATGAAAAGACTGCAAAAAATAAGTGGCTTAAGACAAAACCAAAGATGCGAGAAATGAGAGAAAATGTGAAACAAGCATCAAAAACAGCATTTGCACACCATAATTATTTACAGGATGGGTCTGTATCATTTGATCCTGGCGGTATGATTCCTCCTTTTGAAAAAGATAGCTTTGTACCGCTTGTTAAAAAAATTAGTGAAGAATTATCTGCTGTGTCCAGCGGCAATCAAACACTTCAAAATGCAGCTGATGAAATAAATGCATTTGCTTCTGAAGTTGAAATTGGAATTGTGACAGCTAATGATGGAACTAGATATTTAACTACAAAGGCTAGGGGTTCTCAGTTAGGCAATTGGGTTCCAATGACCCAAACACTAGCTAGCAAACTTGGCATATTAAAAGGTAGATTGGCATAATGGCGTTAGATAACATAAGGACAGCATCTGCTAGAGAAAGGGATCGAGATCCTGACTCTAAAATAGGTTTGTCTATGCCTGTGCAGATGGGTAAAAATGGATATTTCCAACAGACATCTAACCTTTTAGAGCAAACAAGGCATAATTTAAAAAATCTCCTTTTGACAGTTAAAGGAGAAAGATTAGCTCAGCCAGATTTTGGAAGTGAAATTTATGGAATATTATTTGAAAATTTTGATGATGATTTTGATAGTAAAATAGAACAATCAATACGAAACTCTGTAATGACATGGCTACCACATGTATTAATAAAAGGGCTTACTATTGATTCAAGGCCAGATTCAAATTTTGTTGGAATCTCAATTGAGTTCTCTGTAACACATGCTCCAGAGGCAACAGAATCTGTAACACTTAACTTACAACGAGAAATATAAATGCCCAGTATAAAAGAAAGACCAAAGCAAGTAAATTATTTAAATAAGAGTTTTCCTGGATTTAAAAATGATTTGATTGAGTTTGCAAAAACTTATTTTCCACAATCATATGCAGATTTTAATGAATCTTCTCCTGGTATGATGTTTATAGAGATGGCCGCGTATGTGGGTGATGTACTTTCATTTTATGTAGATGAACAATTTAGAGAATCATTATTAGCTTACGCTGAAGAGAAAAAGACAGTATTTGATATAGCACAATCTTATGGGTACAATCCAACACTATCAACGCCTTCAACTGCAAATGTTAATTTTTTCCAAACAGTACCAGCTACAGGTACAGGAGAAAATGCGAGACCAGATTTTAATTACGGTTACAGGATTCGACCAGGATCACTTGTTGGATCTGATGAATACGGCAAAACATTTAAGCTTGTTGATGAAGTTAATTTTCAAGTTTCAGGAACATTAGACCCAACTGAAACATCTATATACGAAGTTGATGATTATAATGTGCCGTCTAAATTTTTACTTAAGAAAAAGGGAAGGGTTGTAAGTGGTGACATAACAAAAGATGTGTTTTCATTTACAGATGCAATTGCTTACAATAAAGTAATACTTAGCAACTCCCCAGTATTAGAAATTATAAATGTGACAGATTCTGATGGTAATAAATGGTATGAGGTAGAGTCTCTTGCACAAGATTTAATTTTTGAAGAAACTCCAAATACTGCAGAAAATGATCCTGAATTGGGTGGTTATAATGATACTACTCCGTATCTTTTAAAGATGACGAGGACAAAAAATAGATTTAGAGTTAAAATAACGCCAGAAGGCAAGACAATGATGATATTTGGATCAGGGACTGTTTCTGGCCAGGATGAAGAAGTTATACCAAATCCTTCCAATGTTGGAACAAATTTTACAAATTCAAATTTTTTGAATGCAAATAGTGCACTTGATCCAGCAAATTTTTTAAATACAGCGGTGTATGGCAAAGCGCCAACAAATACAGATTTGACAGTACAATATTCTTATGGAGGTGGCATAAAGGACAACGTCCCTTCAGGCACAATAACATCTATAAAAGGTTTAGTAACTGAAATAAATACAAGTGGTCTTACAGCAGCATTAGTATCTGATTCTTTAAATTCAATAGCAGTTAATAATCCATTGCCGGCAACGGGTGGAAGAGGTGAAGAGACACTGCAAGAGGTTAAAGAAAATACAAGACAATATTTTCATGCGCAACAGCGTGCTGTGACAAAAGAAGATTACATTACAAGAATATACAATATGCCCCCAAAGTATGGCAACGTTTCAAAAATGTATATTGTACAGGATGATCAATTAAATGAAGGGGATGGAGCTGTTGCTGAGGAATTGATTACAATGGAAACTGTCATGAATTATGAAGATGGCCAAGGAATACCTCGTTCAAAGCTACAATCAAGAGTAGCTAATCCTTTGGCATTAAATTTGTATTCATTAGGGTATGACAATAGTGGAAAACTTGCTAAAGTAAATGATGCGACAAAAAATAATATCAAGACCTACTTAGGCCCATACAGAATTTTAACAGATGCGGTGAATATTAAAGATGCATATATTATTAATATTGCTGTAAGGTTTAGTATTTACGTAAAGAAAAAATATAATAAAGAAGAAATTATTTTTAAATGTATAGATAACGTTAAAAAATATTTTAACATAGATAAATGGCAAATAAATCAACCGATAATTTTAGCAGATATTGCCTATGAGATATCATTAATTGAGGGAGTAAATAATGTTGTTCCTCCTGAAGATAATAACCTGCATGGGTCTTTGATCGTTGTAGAAAATAAATTTGATCCTGCGCTTGGTTACTCTGGGAATATTTATGATTGTGGTGCAGCAACTAAGCAGGGTATTTTATATCCTTCTCTAGATCCTTCTATATTCGAATTAAAATTTCCAAATATCGATATTATTGGTAAGGTTGTAGGAGATTATTAATGGCACATTATTTTGAATTCGTCGACAAAGATGCTACAATTACTCGCGGACAAGAAGCCGACAGCACAGGAAGTTCTAAAAATATGGGGGCAGACGAAATTTTAGAAGTTGGAAAAGAATTCCTAGCAGATTCGAACACTATAAAAAGCATTTCTAGGACACTAATAAAATTCGACCTATCAGAAATTTCTCAGTCAATTATTGATGGAGATGTGCCGGCATCAGCATCGTATTATTTGAATATGTATGATGCAGGCTCTGGAGAGCTGATGGAAAATCAGACTCTGTGGATTTACGCAGTTTCTCAAAGCTGGACAGAAGGCGCAGGGTATAAAAGTGATAATCCACAGACAACAGATGGTGTAAGCTGGAAGTACAGAGATTCAGGGTCAACACAGTGGACATCAACTATATCTTCGTCTAACTGGGGTGGCACAACACACTCACTTTCTGCAGCATGCGGTTCACTTTACAGTTATCAGTCTTTTAATAAGGATGAAAAAGTAGATATGCGCGTTAATGTTTCACAAATGGTTTATGGTTGGCTTAGCGGCTCTGTTGCTAATGAAGGCTTTCTGATTCAAAGAACAGCAGATGATGAGACTAGCACTACAAGATTTGGAATTTCAAAATTCTTTTCTAGTGATACACACACTGTATTTCCGCCAAAATTAGAAATTGTTTGGGAAGATGATACTTGGGAGACAGGTTCACTTTCAGGATTGAATGCTCAGGAATTAGAAAGATTAAAAATAAGAGTTGAAAATTTTAGAGGTAATTATAAAGTAGGGGCAGTTACAAAAATAAGAGTAAGGGGTAGAGAACTTTACCCAGCTAAAAATTTTACAACTACATCATCTTACTTAGACACAAAATATCTTCCTAGCGGATCCAGTTTTTATTCTATTGTCGATGCGAATACAAATGATGTGATAATACCTTATGGATCCGGATCAAAACTTAGCTGTGATAGCACAGGAAATTATTTTAATCTCAGGACACAGGGATTATTTCCAGAAAGATTTTATAAAATAAACTTTCAAATTATTAGTGGAAGTGGTATCAATAGAAATATTGATTATTTTGATGATGATAGAGTATTTAAGGTAGAAAGATAATGCCACTTACAGATGAACAGAAAGCAGGGAGTCAGCACTATCAAGCACTGTTAGAGCGAGATGAAATAATTTATAATGCACTTTATGATGCAGACTTACTAACATTTCAAAATAATGGTGGTATAAATGAAGATTCTTTACGAGATACCAATGACTCTATTCAACTTTATGAAAATGTTGAAACCGGTGAAGCAAAAAATTCAACAAACCAAATATTAAGAGTCACACTATTTCAAAGACGTTATAGGACAAACGCAGAAGCAAAAGATATTCTGAATAGAGAATTTAAGGAGTTCTAATGAAAATTGAACTTACTCATAAGAAGAGGAGAGATGTAAGTTTACCTAAAAAGCTCGGAGATATTATCACTCTTGCAGAAGCAAATGATTATACTTCGTTTAGGGACAGAGTATTGTATGATCAATTTGCTGATCAGACTGATTTTACAAATTCGTGGCCTGATTCCCTTTTCGGTGGAGATGATAAAGACGTTATAAGGATAGGGATCTATACGAATGATAACAGTTTTATTGAAACAAAATATTTGACACATAATAGCATTGAGTCTAAAGTACCTCAAACTGTTTTTTCTCGACATACATATACAGAAATAGATCCTGGTTTGTTGTTGAGAAATGCAGGTTTTAGAAGGGGTAGGTTTAAATTAAAATTTGATTTCTTTAGATTACGAGCAGGTAGTCCGTTTTCATTGCTAACAACTAAAGATGATAAAATTTTTATTGGTGAGTTTGTAGATACTGGATACAACATTTTAGCTGATCAGGAGCATAGTGATAGCGGTACTTTGATAGGGGATAAGCTTTATGTTAAGCCAAATAAATACTTAATACAGCAAATATCAGGAGATCGTACTGAGGCCGTTGTAATTCCTGCTTTTATAGATAATGTCAATTATAAAGAAGATTTAAGGATGGCAGGTTACACTTGTATCAATAAATTTCCTGATGAAGAAGAGGGTATTCGTTTTGTCCCTGGTGTCAATTACATAATATTTAGTGGGTCAGCATCTAAATTATTTATTAATGGTACAATTAGAATTAAAGATGCATATTGGATGGGTACAAGGGAGGTACCTGAAGAGAGGGCAGAAATAGTAATTGAGCCAGAATTAGAGGTTACTGATAGCTCTGTAAATTTACTTAATGGCAAGACATTAGACACCATATCTGGTTGGCAACCTCACCTCCCGTGGCCGAGTGTTGATGCAGTGAATCTTCCTAGTGATCCTAATACGATAGCAGCATGTAAAATTGAGGATGTAGTAGAACCGAATCCTGTTGGGCAGTTTGCAATTAGACAGACCATACAGACAACACTTAACAATATTAGTGGTTATGCTTTGTCTTCTATTGTAGGCACAAATTATGCCATTAATCTGAGTCCTTACGTTGAAGTGGGTGATGTTAATGGAGTGACATTCACATTTAGTGCGTATGCTAAGCCAGGAGCTGGAGCAGTCTCGGAAGGAGCTAGGGCTAAATTGCTTGTTCATTCTGGGCCGTGGGGAATAGAGGGATCGACTGCTTCTTCAAATTGGGTAGAACTAAGCAGCACAAATTGGACGAGATTATCTCTGACATTTGCACTTATGAATGTCGATATGCAGAAAACACTGACTTGCAGACTTATATTTGGTGGAATAGAAATCCCAAACAGTGACCAAGATGCTTCATGGCTTCACAGTACTACAATTATGGGCCCTGGGGGGATAGCAGGAACTGAAATATATTGGGCAGGTGCAATGCTAGAGCGTTCATCCGTCCTTAATGATTTTTCAAGAAGTTCTAATCAATTAGAGTCAACTTCAGAAAAAGCTACTTCTGGCATAATCAAGTATGAAGAGCCAGACGGTACACTTGTTAAGGCAGTTTTTCCAACTGAAGAGGATAACTTTAAAGAAGAGATGGTTGGTGGCATTCTTACTATCAAAGATGGTATGGCATCAAGAGATAATAGCAGTGTCGATACAACAGCTGATATTGTGTCAGAGGAAGTATTCGATATGGGTATGGTTGTGCCTGTTAATGATGCTGCTGGTGTGCCAGGCGGTTATACACCTGGTTGGGATATGAACTTACATGGACAAGCAATAAAAGTTCAAAGCGAAGATGGAAGAGCAGAGTGGACGTCCGGATGGAATAATCATGGTGGCCCTCATCAGAGGTACACATGGTCAGGTACTGCAGAGTTTGGTTATCATGCTCAATGGATCAATGAAAAGGGTGTAGATGAAGGCCCTTGCATGTATTTTCCTGATTACAATTATCAAGGCTATATTATAGGCCCAATGCGGGAGGCAGCATTTGCTGCATGGAACGAACCGCTTGGGGAACAACACGGTAATAATCCGTCCCCCGGTGGATACTATATATCAAGAAATCTGCCTGATCCTAGACTTGAAACTTATATGAATGATGGATGGATGCATCGACGCTTACAAATATGGTCAGAATGGTCAACAATAGGGTCATTAGCTTCTTACGGTATACGATATGGTGATACTGTAAGAATTTCATGGATGCAAAAATCTCTTCCTATAAATTTTGATGAAGGTGGTAGAAAGGGGCCAACAGTTGGCTTGTGGCATTCACATACTGTCATAAATACACCACCTGATAGTTGGAATGCAGAAAATGCACCACACGGTGGAAATGGTGTGTGGTCGACTGAAAGAGGTGATAAGAACAAATTAGACATTGCAGCATTTAATATACATGAAGGGATATCAGATGTTGCAACTAGTTTAGATGATAAAATACAAGCAGTGATTGATACACACACGTATTTTGAGTATTATTCAGAATGGGAAGCTAATATTTCGCCTGCATCCCCTCCAGAAGGATGGGAAGGCGCGCGTACATCCACTCGTCCTCCAGAAAATATGCCAATGTATAATCCCAGTGGAGAAGTGCATGAAGGGATGGTAAAATACTCACATTTGAAACATTTTAAGATAAGAGCAGTGGGTGCCACCGGTGGCGGTTTTGAAGGCTCAGAGTATGAAGGAACTAAAGGAGGCTCTGGTCCTGCATGGGGTGACTGGATGGTGAATAGAGATTCAGATTCTCCTGTTTCATCCGAGTGGACATGGGTCGGCTTTGCAGAAGACGGTAAATGGATGGGCCCAGCACAAAATTTAGATTTAAAAGAAGGCACTAGAGTTCCTGGCGTTGTTCGTGTCGGACCAGGGACTGTTCCTGAACGTACTGAGCTAGAAACTGAAACATTTGGTTGGGAATGGGATGGGCACGCGTGGAAGTCCGTATTTGAAATAGAAGGATTGACACGTCATCGTGTTACATCACAAATTGCTGAACTTGATTCTTTAGGTAAGCCGAGAATGAGATTGAAGCCGAGGGACATCCTCACACCTGATGTAGAAGAATTTCCGATACCAGAGGTTTCTGCAAAATTAGACATATTCAATTCAACATCAGACACCAATTGGGAATGGGATGGGCATACATGGGTTTGGGTTGGAGCCAGCGGCTTAGATGAAGTTATAATTGATGGTCAAGTGTCGTATGAAAAATTAGAATATACATATGATGTTCATACCCCTGGTGATAAAGCAGCCAGGACTCCTGTTGGATCCGTTTTTAGTACTGATTATAATGAGTGGGAAGCAAAATCATTTGAGTTTACATTGCCAGATCATGCCAACGGAGCCTTATTTGAAATTGACCAACCATGTAGGCTAAGCGTTGAGGGTCAATATGGGGACTTTGGCGCACTTTATGTAGATAAAATAAAAGTTGAAGTAAGATTAACGGCAACACAAAGATACAAAATTTATCCAGATGCAGAATTGACAGATTTAGATTTAGAAATAAGTGAATTCATAGATAATGAGACTGTCCGCGTAACTCAGACATATGATGAAGCTGTTAGCGCTCAAAATGGTGTGCTATCAGGCTTTGTTTTAAATAAGTATGTTACTTTTGGGAGTGGGTTTAATATAGACTATAAGGTAACAGATGCATCTATTGAGGATGTGTATGCTCGTTATGAATCAAAAATACTCGCTGTTAATAATCAGAATGTTGTTGTGGACAAGACTTTTGTAGAATATGGTCAACTGATAGGAGCACCAGAATCTAATTGGGTGGATGCCGATCCGGGGCAGTTTTATTATCAATGGTTTGTAAGGTACATGATTAAAGATCCAGATAATTTGTATACTTATCTTGTAACAGACGAGGACGAAAAAAGTTTAATTATAAATTTTAAACCGGTGAATGTTCAAGAGTATCCTGGCGGCGTTGCTTTTAAATTTTTAGACCCACTTCCTCCCTCTGTTGAGCCCCTTAGTTACTGTTATATAGCTGAATCAGTCACGCCATCGCTTACAGAGACAGTTGATTTGATACCCTTTGTCGATGAGGCAATTCCTGACACTGTTTTGCGACAACCAAATTGGGATGATATGGAAACGCCAATTAGGGAACGTATGACAACATATAAATCGCATACAGATATTGTTGGCTCTGAAGATTATGTGAGGAAACAATTAGAAGATAGGTTTTTAAGTGGTAGTATAGAAGATGTTAATGTAAACACAGATTACAGACAATATAAGAATTTTGTACACTTTAGTTCAGCAGAACAGAGAATAAGAAATTTTGATTATAAGCTTAAAAAGTGGGAAGCAAATTGTAATGCAAGTAAATCATTAGGGGCTACACTTCCTATAGATTGGGAAGTAGGAAACTTTAATATAGAGGGTGGTGCGTATATTAGTGCATCTGTTGTTGATATTGAGAAGTATAATATGGCTGCAAGAGAAGTGGTGAATGGCTTTGATGATTTTGAGAACTATATGTTTTTTAAAAGTTCATCATATACAACTAGCTCTTTAGGCGAATTTTTTGAGAATGCTTCACCCAAAGTTTCAGGTAATGGTGACTTAAACAATCCCTATGTGTTGTACCCAGCATCTAGCTCTACCTATATTGCATGGTTTGATAGTGCTGTGGCGACTGCTTCAATATATGATAGAAAAAATTCTAATATGTTAGTTAATTTATTACCTGAGCATATTCGTTATGATGATGGAAATTATGATTTTCTTAAATTTATGAACATGATAGGTCATCATTATGATATCATTTGGACCTATATAAAGGGGCTTACTGATGTACACGATAGGACAGAAGATATAACAGAAGGAATATCACAAGCACTTGTTGAACCGGTGGCAAAATCTCTGGGATTTGACATGATTGAAGGAAGGGATCTTGCTAAGCTTCCCAAATACCATCTTGGCCTGACAGAAACACAGCCAGGGTCTGGCGTCTTTAACGTTAATTTTACTAAAAGATCTCAAAAGGATGTTACGCGAGAAATATGGAATAGAATTTTAGCAACTATGCCGTATATGTTAAAATCAAAGGGTACGAAACAATCTTTGAAAGCTTTGATTGCTACCTACGGCATACCGACATCTATATTAAGAATACAAGAATATGGCGGCCCAACAATTGAAGGTAAGGAACCTGATTATTTAATAAAACAAAAATTTTCTAAGGCATTGGACTTTAAAGGAACACAATATGTAACAGTTCCTTGGTATCAAACTGCACTGGGCAGATCACCTGATACTTTAGAGGTTAGATTCAAAACACATATTGAGCAAGATGTGATTATAGCAGACAAGGCAAATGCAACTGGAACAAAATATGCTTCTCTCTATATTGAAAATGATGGTGGAACTGATTTAGCTGGTAAGGTTTCATTTATAATGTCAGGTAGTGCTAGTGGAAACGTTGTTTCTATGAGCGTTAGTTCAAATTCTGTTTATAATGATGAATATTGGTCTGTGATGGTTAGACGCAGGAAGTATGCTTTACCATCGAGTTTATCCAGTAGCTATTATGATCAGGTCCCCGGCTTGGATTCAATTCTTGTAACACAGAGTTTTGATATGTTTTTAGGGTACTATGATTCAGGAACTGATAGGGTGATTATTAGAGAGTCTGCAAGCATGGATGTATCTGAAAGTTTGCTTGAAGCTTGGACAAAAATTGAAAATAATCAGCATAGTAATTGGAATTTTGGCGGTAGAGGTGTGCAGACAACACAAGGAAGTAGATTTACAGGATCTATGATGGAAATGAGGTATTGGTCAATGCCACTGACAGCATCATCTTTTTATAATCATGTTGCTGCTCCCAAGGCAATTAATGGAAATCATACGAGTTCATCTTACTATGATCTTAGCCTTAGACTCTCATGTGATGACAATATAAATTTGTATAGCAGTCCCCATGGGCTAAAAGATTATTCACACACAGATGCTCAAATAATTGCTACTGGATCCGGATTTGCAAATGAAATTAATTTTAGTAGTGTGTCTGATAGGCAGAAGGCATTTGTACCAATGATCGGAATTAATAAGCAATCAAATAAGATTAGGCTTGAAGATGCACAATTAGTTTTTCAAGATGGACTACCAGGTCAACTTGCACACAACAAAAGATTAGAAAAAAGTTCATTTGATAATGCTGCTTTAGATTCTGGCAGATTAGGTGTTTATTTAGCACCAACTGACGTTATTGATGAAGATATTATGCTTTCTTTAGCTGATATGGATTTTGGGTCGTATTTAGGAGATTACAGGGACACATATGAGGACAAATATCTTCATGGCGCATTTGATAATGCAAGTGATTCTTATTGGAAAAAATGGACTTCACAATATAATTTTTGGGATTATTTGAAACTTGTCAAGTATTACGATCTAAGCTTATTCACAAATCTCAGAAAATTATCACCTGGCAGAGCAAAGAAAACTATTGGCATTCTTATAGAAAATAATATGCTTGAACGACCAAAAGTTGTAATCGGTAAGAAACCGACGATTGAAGATATAAAGAAAACTGCATATTTAAGAGAATCTGCTGAATGGGAATTTAAAGGCACGTATGCTTCACACAGTGTAGCAATACCAGTATCAGAATCTGGCATATTTAATTCTGACAGTGTTCAATATTCAGAATTAAACGCCATAGTAACTCGCCCCACTAGAGTTTCCCAATCAGCTATGTATCAGGAAAAAGAAGCCAAGCTTCTATTTACAGAAAGAAATTTTAATGCATCTGCAAGCCGGACTATTCTTCAAACAGCATTAAGATCCCCAACAGGAAGTTTAGTTTCAACTAATGAATATTTCGACACAACAGGTAGCAGGACTCCGAGTGCAAGAACTGAAAATTTAAAGCCGTTTAAGAAAAATGATCCATTAGTTGATTTTGAGGATAGAAATTATGCGACAGGCAGTGTGTATACACAGGGAGGCAGTGATATCTTTTTTGAATTTT